GTGATACCGCCCGCAGCATCGACCAGGGAGGTAGTCACTCGCACCATGCCGGGCACTCCCATCCCCAGGGCGCTACCACCACGCGAGCGCGGTGCCTTCCCTGCGCCCAGCATGTCGCTACGCCAAGGCAAGCCGCCACTGGTGGCACCTGATCCTTTTGCCAGTCTGAACCGGCAGGCCGGGCGCGCTGAACAGCTTAGCCAGGCGATGCCCCCCATCGTACTGAATAGCACCCTCAAGCTGGATGGCCGAGAGATCGCCAACAGCGTCAACCGGATCAACGGCCAAGAAATGAAGAGGCACTGATGGCCTGGAAGGATCAACTGCAGGACGCCAGGTTTCGTGGGCAGGTATTCGATTGCGTCAGCGTCGAGGATCGCTATCGGCGGCGCGTGGCGCGGCATCCCTATCCCTATGTGGCTGGCGAAGATGTAGAGGACTTGGGGCGGGACAGCCAGGAGATCAACATCAAGGCCGTGTTCTTCGGCGATGACTACCTCGCCAGGCTGCAGCAGTTCATCAATGTGCTGGAGATGCCGGATGCGGGTGAGCTGGTACATCCGGTGTTTGGTGTGGTCAATCCGGCGCAGCTGCTGGACTGGAGCATCAAGCATGATGCCGATGATGTGGACTATGCCATCGTGGAGCTGCAGTTCATTCGTGCCACCCCGGCCGAGCCTATCTTTGCCAGTGCTGTGCCTGCCAATCGCACGGCTATGCTGTCCGATGCGGCCGTCAATGTGCGGGCGGCCGCCATCAACACCTTTGCCAAGTCCACCCATAAGCTGACAGGGCTGAAGGGTGCCATTGCGCGTGCAAATGCTTTGCGCGGGGCGCTGGCCGCGACCTTGGGCAAGCTGCGCAACATGGTGCGCAATGTGGTCGGCGACCTGGACATGCTGGCTGACCTGCCTCGTAGCTTTGCCATGGCGCTGGTTGCCGGCCTAGCGGGCCTGGTAAATATCCGTAGCTTTGACAAGGCCCATCTGACCAGCGACTGGAAGGCGCTATCGCGTACCTTCGGCGACCTTGTCCGCGCCCCTGCGGAAAGCGCTGACCTGCCCAGCCCACTGGATAGGCTCGGTGGCACCCCTACTGGTGAGGTGCCCGCTATTGCAGGCGGGAAGCCACTACAACCCGGTGCCGCTGCACCTGTCGTGGAGGGCGGTGCGGGTACTGCGCCTGCCCATAGCGATACCCGCCCTGCGACTGATGTGGCAATGGGCACGGTAGCGGATGACATCGGACGCACTACGGCACTGATGCAGTCGCTGGTAACGGCGCAATTGGCAGAGGTGGCTGCGGGCATTCTGACCAGAGAGGTCGAGTCACCCACCCTATCGACGGTCGAGGTCGAGCGTATTGCCAACGATACCCGCACGGCAGCAGAGACAGCCATCATGCTGCATCGTGCCTATCAGCCCGCTGATGATGCCCGCCCAGTGATCGAAGCGCTGCGCACCATTGCCTACGAATGCCAGGAAGCAGCGCGGGCTGTGATCCATGCTCGACCACCGCTGATCCGCCGTACCGTACCATCGCAGACCAATCTGCATCTATTGGCTTTCCATTGGTATGGCGATTACACCCGCGCCGCCGAGCTGGCGCGGCTCAATCCCCGGCTGACCCAGCCCAACTTCGTCCTGGCCGGGGAGGTGCTGAATGCCTACGCCCAGTGACGTGGTCAGTATTCAGCTGGCTGGCCGGGAGCATCGGCATTGGATGCACTACCGGATAGACAGTGATCTACTAACACCGGCAGATGCCTGGTCGGTGTCCTTGTCGCCACCGCGCACCTTGCCAGATCAGGTCGAGCCAGGACGCCAGGTGTTGGTCAAGGTAGGCGGCGAGCCTGTGCTGCAGGGGCTGATTGATGAGGTGGAAGACGAAGTGGCGGCGGAGTCGCGCAGCCTGTCCCTGAGCGGGCGGGATGGCGCGGCCGTGCTGGTCGATTGCTCCGCACCCGTATTTGTCAGCCGCCTGGTCGGCCTGCAGGAAGTGGTCAGCAGCATTGTGCAGCCCCTGGGGGTGACCAAGGTGCGGATCGATGGCAATACCCGAGGCCTGGCCGAGAAGGTGAATGTGGAACCAGGTGATACTGCATGGGATGCGCTGGTCAAATCGGCCGAGGCCAATGGCCTTTGGCCGTGGTTTGAACCTGACGGCACACTCGTCGTGGGTGGCCCCAACTATGCCCGCCCCCCGGTGGGCCGGCTGGTGATGCGTAAGGACGGGCGCGGCAACAATATCAAACGCCTGGTGCGTCATCGCAGCATCGCCAAGCGGTACTCGCACATTACCGTACTGGGCCAGCAGCATGGCACCGACACCTACGAGGGCCGGCATGCCCTGAAGCACACTGCCCAGGATGGCGGCGTGCAGGTGTACCGGCCACGCATCCAGATCGACCATGATGCCGAGACCACCGAGGCGGTGAAGGCGCGCAGCCGCAAATTGATCGCGGACGGCCAACTGGATGGCCTGACGCTAACTGCCGTGGTCAAAGGCCATCGCACTGCGGATGGCGTACTGTGGACGCCAGGCCAGCGCGTGCATGTCTACTCCGAGCCGCATGGGATAGACGGTATCTACTTCCTGATGGCGCGTAGCTTTACGGGCGGTAGCGAGGTGCCGACTGAAACCACCCTGACGCTGAAAGATGATGGCGTGTGGGTATTGGATGCACACCCCCACAAGCGGCGCAGCAAAACCAAGACAGCGGGAGAAGTGGTGGATTTGTCATGACCAACGATATCGACAAGCGTATCAGTCGCGCCCTGGGGAGCATCCGCCGCGCCTTCCGTGGCGTCATCCGGCGCGTGAACAGCAAGCCGGCCGCGCAACTGGTGCAGGCCGAGGGCATGGCTGGCGAGAAGCTGCTGGATACCGAGCTGTTCCAGCACTACGGCTTCACCAGCGTGCCGCTGGACGGCAGCATGGCTATCGTCCTGCCTCTGGGCGGCAAGACCAGTCACGGTGTCATCATCGCCACCGAGCATGGCAATTACCGCTTGAAGCAACTCAAGCCAGGCGAGGTGGCGCTCTACACAGACGAGGGCAGCAAGATCGTCATGAAGCGCGGCAGGCTGATCGAGGTCGAATGCGACACCTACCGCATAAACTGCCAGACCTATGAACTGAATTGCAATGGCGCCACCACTAACTGCCAGACCGACACGGTCAACAGCACCACCAGCACCGTCAATGCCAGTGGCTCGGCCACTTACAACACCCCGACCCTAACGGCCAATCAGCAACTGATCGCCAAGGGCTTGCTAACGTATCGGGCGGGTATGGCTGGCTTTGGTACAACGCCAGGCGGTGGCGCCTCTGCTGTCATCCAGGGCAGTGTGCATGTCAGTGAGGATGTGACGGCCAGCGGCAAGAGCTTGGTGCATCACAACCATCCGGGCGACTCGGGCGGGGTAACCGGGCCGCCGAATGGTTGATCTACTTACGTTGGTTGGGCCGGCGCTATGCTTGGCCCTTCCTGCTTCGGCGCCACCGCCGAAACGTCAAGCTAGCGACGATAGCCCCCAGCACCGCGCTGATCTCAATAACCAGTAGCGATGTCTCCCAGTGCAGGTGCAAGACAAACACGCACAGCGCCCAGGACACGACCACGCCCAGGAAGAATCCCAGCACACCAACGGCAAAGGTCTTCAATTCCAGCCCTCCATGGCTGGGCAGTTGCTGTATAGCCCACCTTCCGCGCCACCAGCCTGCAGGATTTTTTCGACGAAGGACGCGCAGTTGTTCGGCAATACCATCCACAGCCAAGGCTTGGCGGCAAGCTCATCCAGTCGTTGCTGCGCTTTCAGCGGCTTTGGCACCTTCACATACTGCCGGCTCAATTCCTTCTTCTTGTTTTCGCTCAAGTACCGCTGATAGCCTTTTGCATCCATGTAATATGGCCGAGCGTACCCATCACCCGCGATATGGAAGTAGTGACCATTCACGCCGCCTACGTTCAAAATCGTGTGGCCACAAGGATTCCAGCTAGAGCCGCTCACCACCACCACGTATGTATGTCCCCACGGATAAAGTGTGGTGGCGCACTCGTATAAATTTATGCCTTCGTAAGCCATGTCAAGCCTGTCTGATCAATGTCAATTCACTTGAGGTGCCCGCAGACACCACGCCTTTTGATGCCGTGGCGAAGTTAGCAGCCCGATAGGATAATGTCATAGGCATTTTTACCCGGCCAGCGCCATGCTCCTACCGCGTAGCCTGCCTACTGGCCTAGGCCAGCCCGCCCCATGATCCTGCGCTGGGGACAATCCCCGACATGGACTCCCTCATTGATCCCACTACCGGTGACTATGCCGGCCAGCGCATTGATACCCTGGCGAATGCCGTCTACCTGCGGCTGATGACGCCCCTGGGCAGTTGGTGGGCTGACCCCACCCTCGGCTCCCGCCTGCATGAACTCCAGCGCGAGAAAGACCTGACCCGCGTCTGCATGTTCGCCAAGCAGTACAGCGAGGATGCACTGCGCAGCTTGCTCGACAGCGCTCGTGCCCGCCGTATCGAAGTCAGCGCCACTCGCACACAGCCAGGCTGGTGTGATCTGCATATCGAGGTAGAAGACGCTTCCGGTCGTCTGCGTACCTTCCAGCACCCTGTGGCGGTGGCATGAGCTACCCCATCCCCGACCTGTCCCATATCCGCGCCGCCTACCTGCGCGACCTACGTAACGTCCAGCCGGATGCGGACGTTGATGCCGACAGCGACCATTACGTACGGGCTACTGCTTTGGCCT